TGAGAGATATGACTAATGGTGAAATGAAGTACCGCAACCCAGTAATGGAAATAGGTCATAGGCTACTAAATCTATTTTGGTCAGCACTTAATAAAACTATAGGAACAGCGCAAAGCAAAGCAATTTTTAATAATTTTATAAAACACCGTTACAGTGAAGCAAATTGGGATTGGGGTTCTTTACAATATCGAGCAAATGGTAATAACGCATTAAACATTACGGCTAATCAAGAAATAAACAAAATTGGTCCTTCAGCATTGAGGCCTCCTGGAAGATTATATGATACCGATATTCAAGCGCACCTTGCCAGTAAGGGATACAAAGTATCTCCAACGGAAGCATACAACCTGCACATGCTTGCAAGAGGAGTAGCCATTGGTGCTACTCAAGCCATGATTACCGCAATTGGAAAAGATAAATTTATCAAAAACACGGCTTACCTTATGTACCGTCATGGCGGATACTTACCAGCAGCGGTTAGTTCAATTCACCAGTCCATGTTGTCAAATGTTGATATGTCTGCTGAAATGTATGACGTAATCAAATACGAAAAGACAGTGAACCCTGAAACGGGCTTGCCCGAAATGATTCCAAAACTAGGTCGGGAAGGAAAAATTAAAACCAAAATGGTTTTGATGAACCCTAAAGATTTTGCTGAATCCTCTTTTGGGCACAAGGGTTATTTTGAAGGTTGGTTCTACGGCGCTCACACATTGGCCGGAAGTGAATTATTGGCTCGCCCGTTAGCAAAAATTTATCTTGATCTTTACAACGAAGGATATCGGGGAGTCAAATTACGACAACAAGCAGTAGTTGAAGCACAACGCTTGATTGAAGCATTACCCAGAGATGTACGAGTAACAATGGCTCGCAACTCAGTTCCAGGCATGAACGAAAATGTTCCCTTAACCTCATGGGCCGGAAAATTGGTTGACAAACTTGAAGGTATTGTTGCTCCTTCGCGCTTGCCCGAAACAGTAATTCGAACTGAAGAACAAATTATTTCTGGCGCTGCGGCAAAAGGGGTAACTCAAACCGTTCACACAAAGTTGTTGTCGGACATTGCGAACAACAATCTTCCTACTCACGTTAATGGGTTTTACAAAGAATACGCTTTTGATGGAGCCGGAAAACAATTACCAGAAAAATTCTTTCCAGTCAAAGTTATTTCTCGAACGCCTCAACTAGAAGGCAAGAGCAAAATTATTGAACGCATTTCAACCGAGGGACACAGCAAGGTTCTTGGCCCGATTGTTAATTACCTAAGTCGTCAACCTACGTTTATTGCTGATTTTGTACTTGAGCGTGACCGTCTTGAAAAGAAAGTAGTTGCTGGAATCCTTACAGCAGATCAAGCAGACGTTATTGCTGAAACAACAGCAACCCGTAGAATGGTTCGTTTCATTCACAACCCTTCGGATAAAACCAAATTTGAAGAAATGATGAGTACGGTAGCTCCGTTCTACTTTGCTCAAAACCAGGCATGGCGTCGTATGGGTAGATTGTTTGCTGAAAATCCAGGGGCATTTATGCAGTATGCCGCCGTGATGATGAGTACTCAAAACCTTGTAACAAAAATCACAAATCAAAATGGAATTTCGTTAGTAACAATTCCATCGGCTTCGCTGTTTGGACTTCCGTTTACAGCATCGCTTTCGTCTTTGCAAACGATGGACCCGTTCTCCCCAGCAACTGATCCTCAAGGCCCTACCAATGGACCACAAACTATCCTTGATTATTTCACTCCTAAGTTTGGTCCCGTAGTAACAGTCCCAACAAAACTTCTGTATTGGGCTTTTCCTGAATGGGACAAAAACAAAGTCGGTGCCATTGTTGGCCGAAACCTTGAAGGCAACATTGGAAGCACTGAAACAACCGCACAATTCCTGTTTCAATCAGCGATTCCTAACAGCATTATTCGTAATTTGGTGGAATTGCCAGTTGGTTACTCATTAAGTTCTGCCGGTATTGGCGGCACTCCCTTGAANTTCATTGACAACGCTTACATCCAATCCGTGTTAGAAGCAATGCGCTATCAAGTAACTTCGCAAAGCAAACAATATTATGATTCTCTAAATAATTTTGTAGATCAAAACGGAAAGAAATTAACTCCTTTTGAAAAAGCAGAAGCACTTGCAACTTGGCAACAACAACATTGGAATCAAAATAAAGCCGATGGACAAAATTCAATGGCGANTTTAATTAATTCTTCTCGTCAACAAGCTGGATTAGCATGGCTNGCTAAAATGGCCGCTGGGTTGTTTTCTCCTGTCAGCATCAGCACAGGGAATTCCGATCAAGCCATGGTTACAAAATTAAACAACTACGTCAAAGATAAAAAATACAAAGGCGATTATTACGCTGCCGTTGACGCTTTCACTAAAGATAACCCCTATGCCATTATTGACACGATGAGTAAATCCAAATCTACGTTTGGTGGCGTTTACGCTGAAACTCNAACTATGGATAATTGGCTCAGTCAAAACCAAAACTTTGTTCAGCAGAATCCTCTTGGCGCAATGGCATTTGCCCCCGATATGTCNAAAGACACCAAGTACTACCAGCCAGCAAATACCTTGCTTATCAATTTGGGACTACGACAAAAAGAAAGCCCACAAGATTTTATCAACCAATTTGAAATCACTTCGGGAAATCAATTTTTCTACAACTGGATTAAACCTCAATACGAAAAATATATTGCAGAAGGCGCAAAACATAGCGATGTGTACAAATGGGAACAATCAATTATTCAATGGTACGGAGGAAATTTCAATCCAAAATGGATGGCAAATTACAACGCTCAAGGAAGTTCAATTGTCAAATTGCAGACCATGAGCCAGATTCAAAACATCCTTGCTTCTAACCCCAAGCTGGCAAATACCCAGGTCGGACAAGGCATTAGTTATTTGCTTGAAGTAATTATGGGTAAAGACGGGCAAAACGGATTTTACAAAGAAGTACAAGATGCAATTAAATCAGGTAAAATTACAAGTGCAGATGCAAAAAAAACTTGGCAAGATTGGCTTGACGGGTTTATTAAAAACAATCCATTTATGAAACAAGCAGTTCTTTCCTCCTTCTACAATTTAGGTTAATCCATGACAGACACAATGACCCCACAAGAGCCAACTGCTCCGTCAGACACTTCAACCCCTGAGATGCCCTCAGTGCCCCCTGCATCGCCTCCTGACGCTTCCGCCACGCCAGAACCTACTTCTACTCCCAATATCGCTTCCGATGCCTCACAGGGAGAATCAGAGGCTCCCGAAAAGGACAGTGGAATCCCCACCGTTCCTACCGAAAAACCCAAACATTCTGGTATGGCTGGCAAAATTGAAAGCATTGCAGACGATTACGTCATTCCAATTTCCGACGAAGCCATTAAAACTTGGGCNAAACAAGGTGATGAAAAATCATTCAAAACGTATGCTCAGCANGTAGCAATTGGTTTGTATCCCACTTTTGCGGCTCAAATTCAAATGGGTATGCCTACTCGAATTCTTCTTGATCCTTATATCCAAGTTGCCGAACAAGTTTTAGGTGAACAAAAAGACGAGCCCAATTGGTCTGACCCTAAATGGAACGCTGCTTTGCAAGGTAGCAAAGATCCCAAAACTGGTCGCCCCGTTCCAATGACTCTTGATGAATGGAGAAAGTTCCTCCGCCAGCATCCGGGTCATAAGTTTGTAGAAACACCACAAGCAATGGAAATGGCGCATAAATTCGGAGCTGATTTGAATAAAGCATTTGGCGGAGAATTGCCGCAACCTGCAACGTCCGAAGAACCAATTGAACAAGGGGCGGCATAATGACACCACCTAAAAAAAAGACTGGCAGTAGTAGTTACACACCGAGTGGCAGTAGTAGCGGTATCAATTATGCTCTTGGCCCAGTAACGGGAAACAATGGTTCGTATGCTTCTTCATCATTAGATGGTTTGTGGAGCAACCTTGTTAATGGTGTCCCTGGTAAGGCAAGTCCACTTGCAATGAACGAAATTGCCAACATTGTTAGTTCGTTGGCAGGCAAAGTTGTTTCTCCTGCAGATGCTAAAAGTGAACTTTCTAAATTATTCTCACAATATGTTCCTGGGCCAAATTCAAACTTAGCCCAAGCAATTGCCAATCAAGGTGGTGCCGGTGGTGCCGGTGGTGGTGGTGGTGGTGGTGGTTCCGGTGGTGCNTCGNCATTGNAGATTAAACAAGACAATGCCCAAAGCACAATTGATGGATATCTANCTGCTTGGGGATTAAGCAATATGTCCGGTTGGGCGTATAACCAAATTGTTGCTGAGGGAAACACGGTTAGTACCGCTTCCATTGTTGATGCTTTACGTCAGACACCTCAGTACGCTGCGGTTTATCCGGGTAACGCTGAATTGATGGCGGCTGGAAAAGCGATTATTCCTGAACAACAATATAAAACTCTCCAAACACAATACGTTGATATTGCTGCAACATTTGGGTTGGACACTTCTTATTTCAGTACTGCAAACGTCGGTGATCTAATTGGAAAATTTGGGACTCAATCTCCTATTGACGCTATTCGAACAACGCCTACCTATGCTCAAGCATTTCCAGGCAACGTCACTTTGATGGGCGAAGGCAAAGCACCAATCCCTGAATCTACGTACATGAACATCACTCAGGGTTACAAAGATGCAGGAAACCAATTTGGATTACCCGCCAACTTTCTTAGTAATCAAGAAATGGGAACATTAATTTCAGGTAACGTCAGCGTCCCTGAATTCACCCAACGGGTACAGAATGGTTATGCCGTGGCTCAAGCTGCCCCCGCCGAAACTAGAAACCTTTTACAGCAATACTACGGAGTCAATACGGGCGACCTTGCTCATTACTACCTTGACCCAACTAAAGCCTGGTCAAACCTACAAAAGCAAACCCAGGCTGCTGTTATTGGCACAGAAGCCACTTCAACGGGATTTGGAAACTTAAACCTTCAACAGGCAGAAAACCTTGCTCAGCAACAAATTGCTTCGCCTGGGTTAGATGCTAACTATTTCCGTCAAGGCTTTTCTAAAGCCGCAACATTAAGTCCATTGGAGCAAGCGGGCGTAGGAACTCGTGGTCAAGCAACCGTATCGCAACAACAATTAATTGACTACGCTTTCCCTGGTTCCAATGCTCAAGGCGGAACAAATACTGCTAGTGAAGATGCTGCTTTGAAACTTGCTACCGAGGCTCGATCCGCTGGTTTATCCGGTGGTGGTGGATATGCTCAAACCGCCAAGGGTGCTGTAGGAGTTGGACGTGCAGGAAGCCAGGGCACGTCAGGAACGTAATGCCTTGGCATCTGATACAATATGCGTAGTGGAGCTTTGGCCGGTGGAGACCGTGAGCTAAGGCCACTACCCGGCAAGGGTCGGCATCCTTGTTGCGTAGAAGCCAAACAGATTTTAATAATTATCCGTATTCATCACCTCCGGTGAATATGCGTACCGATTTGGAGAGACTAAAATGGAAGAATCCGACGAGTTTTATCAAGACGAGGAAACCGACCACCTAGACCCAAACATCCGAGCAGAACTTCGGAAGTCAAAGGAAAGGGCCAAGGAAGCAGAAATGGCGAAAGCCGAACTTGCTGAATTGAAGCGTGAACTGGCGTTCACCAAGGCTGGAATCCCCGAAGATGGTGTTGGCAAATTGCTTCGTAAAGCATACGATGGCGAAACCAATTCAGAGGCAATCCGAGAGGCCGCCGCTGAGTATGGAATCCAATTGGGTGTAACGGCGCAGTCAGCTGAACACGATCAAGTTCAAGAAGAACTCGAACGGCATCGCAATATTGCAGGGGCCACGGGGCAAAATGTCTCAGGTCCAACGATGGAACAAGAGTTCCTATCGGCAATGGCAGGTGCTAATTCGGAAGCAGAAGCCATGGAAGTCATCAACAAATTTGGGGGAGATGTAAAAGTTTTTTCCAGTGGTATGCGTTAATCCGGGGAAACAAACCCTAAGGAATTAATATAATGGCATATACCTCTACGGGCAACCTTGCCCTAGCCCAAGCAGCGTATGATCGGCTTGCCCGATTTGCTCTGCGTCCCGAACTGTACTTTGACCAGATAGCAGACATTAAGCCTACTAACCAGTCAATGCCAGGTTCGTCAGTTACGTTCCCAATCGTCAGTGACCTTGCCGTTGCTTCTACGGCATTGAATGAGTCCACCGATGTTACGCCTCAAGCAATTTCTGAGTCCAACGTCACGGTTACTCTTGCTGAGTATGGTAACGCTGTTCTGACGACTGCCGCCCTGCGTGGCGAGTCTTACGTCGAGATTGACCCTATCGTTGCCAACGTGATTGGTTACAACGCTGGTGTCAGCATTGACGAAATTGCTCGTGACGTGCTTAAGGCCGGTACGAACGTCGCCTACACCGGTGGCGCTGGTAGCCGTTCTGCTATCAACTCAACAACGCTGTTGAAGGCATCTGACATTCGTGCGGCGAAGGCTCGTCTCCGTTCACAGAATGTCCCTAACTTCAACGGTTACTACACCGCTTACATCCACCCGAACGTCGCTTACGACTTTACGTCTGAGACTGGTTCGGCGGCATGGCGTGACCCACACACCTACTCACAGCCTGGCGAGATTTGGGCCGGAGAATTGGGCGCTTTTGAAGGCTTCCGATTCATCGAAACTCCTCGTGCTCCTGTATTCCAGGGTGTCGGTTCGTCCAGCTCAACGGGATACGCCCCAGTTTACGGCGTCCTTTGTGTTGGTCGGCAGTCGCTTGCGAAGGCATGGTCAATGATTGACGGAAACACGGAACAGCCTCACGTTGTTCCTGGTCCGATCACTGACTTCCTCCGTCGGTTCGTGCCGTGGGGTTGGTACTGGTTGGGTGGATACAGCATCTACCGTCAAGCCTCAATCCAGCGAATCGAAACTGGCTCATCGTTGACTTACAACGACCCAGCCATCGACGCTTAGTCACTAGTTAGCGAGGGAAGGTATGGCGTACCGAGGGTACTGTGGACATTGTGGTTCTTACGATATGATTGCGGGACAAGATATGTATCAATGTCTCCAATGTGGGAAACACACACACACCCAAGGTCACGCCATGCCTTCCCAAACTGACGCACCTATCAAGGAGTCTTAATGGGAGTTTCAAGCCCTACAGGTAATGGCGAAGTTCGTGGTATGGAGTATGCAGGTCAGCCTGGTACGTCCTTGCCTTTACGTCCTGAGCGAGCAAAAGCAAACAACGCAAGTTCTATTGGTACGCATGATATGGACAGCTCTATGGCTGCCGATGGCATGGTGGATATGCGTGACGATGGTGTGTTTACAAAGATTACGGTTCCTGAGAACCAGCACATCACGAACAGCAAGTCCGATACCGGCGATCCCTACATGGGTTCCAAAGTTATTATGAAAGGTAAGCCCAACCGATGAGCGTTCCAGGATCAATTGGCACCACCCGTCCGATGACCATCGAGGAAATGTCGGGTCACATGAACGACGATTACTCTTACCCAAGCGTTGTGGCTAAAGTCACTTCTGCTGGCGATGTAAATCGTGGCATCAACGAAATTGCTACGGCTCGTGGCGTTACGGCTCCTCTTGTGATTCAAGAC